AAGTTGCCGCCGTTATTGTCGGGATTACCTCCGGCGGACATGCAAGGGAAACTCAAACATTACGTAAACGAGGCATTTGAAAAACTCCGAGGACATAGTTTTAACGCCGGAAATAATAAGGGAATGTTCGAACACGTTTGAACAGGCGTTTGCACCACTCGACGAAAGTCATGTTTATGAATGGGCCGAACGGGAATTGCGGTTGCGTGAGTCGCCATACGGTAACCAGTTCAAGCCAGACGAAACGCCATGGTTAAAAGAACCTCTTGATTGCGTAGCCGATCCCGAAACAGAAACCATCGTTTTGAATTGCGCGGCGCAGACGGGCAAAACAATTTCGATGCAAGTGGCTTCGACTTGGGCGCTCGCCAATCATCCAGCGCCGACAATCATTGTCATGCAAGATGAGGACGCTATCAAAGACCTTGCAAAAGAACGAATCCTTCCATGCATTGAATCTTGCGAAGCGCTTAAAAACCAATTTCCACGGGATCGGCATCGTAAGACGAACACCGAGATTTTCTTTGCTAGTTGCACTTTGAAAATGGGAGCGGCGAACAATTCATTTCTCCGGTCTTGGTCAATTCGATGGGCGTTTGGTGATGAATGTTCAGCTTGGAAGTCGGGCATGATGCAACGGTTCCGGCAAAGGACAACTAGGTATTGGAATCGAAAGCTTTGGTTTAGCTCGACGCCTGAAACGGTCGGAGATGATTTCAATCTCGAATACATGGCCGGAACGCGGGAGCAATGGTCTTTGGAATGTCAGGGTTGCAAAGAGTTGTTCGCGCCCGACTTTTACACATGCGTTAAATGGACTACCGACAAATCGACAAAACCGGAGGATTACGATTACAAGGAACTGGCAAAAACGGTTCGAATGGCCTGTCCGCATTGTGAACACGAACACGAAAACACCGAGGCAAATTGGCGGTTAATGGTTAACGGCGGGAAATTTGTAAAATCGAACCACAACGGGACGCCCAAAATTCGAAGTTTTTCTTTTAACCAGTTAACGCTTCCGCCGTCTGTCATGCCTTGGTCTTCGTTAGTCGTAGACTTCCTTAAAGCTAAACGGGCAGCGTCAACAGGATACATTCAACCGTTGCGCGAGTTCGTTACTTTACGGCTTGCGGAACCGTGGAAAGAGTCGAATCACTTGGACGTTCAGAACGTTGTAACAGCGAGCTATAAACCGAGCGATGAATGGGGCGATGAAACACACCGCTTTTTGACCGTTGATTGTCAGCAATACCTTGAGGAATTTTGGGCAGTTGTCCGCGCGTGGTCTGATGGCGGATCCAGCCGGTTGTTAGCATTCCGGCGCTTATCTTCCTTTGATGAGGTCCGCGCCTTGCAACAAGAATTCAAAGTTGCAGATTCCAAGACGTTTTGCGATGTAGGATACGAGCGCCATCGTGTGATCGCTGAATGCAGTAAATACAACTGGATCGGTATGTCGGGACGCGACGTTGTTGACTTCAAACACCAGACAGATCGAGGCGTTGTTCAAAAGCTTTACTCAAAGCCGACAAGGGTAAGCGCATCGGGCCGCGTATCGCCTCCTGTGTTTATGTGGTCAAACCCGTCGGTTAAAGACATTTTGCATCTCTTAAAAACCGGTCGTTCTCATGCTTGGGAAATTTGCGATCTTGGCGACATGGCCGATGAATACGCAAAACAACTTGATTCTGAGCGCAAGCGAGAGGTTCAGGCTAAAAACGGGAACACGAAACTTGTTTGGCAAAAATACCGCGCAAATCATGGATGGGATTGCGAATGTATGCAAACGGTCGCCGCTTCCATCTGCAAGCTATTTGCGGAACATGAGTAAACACCGAACTTTAATCCCGTGGATAAAAGTTTGGGATTTGTTACATAGGTATACATATTATGTGTAACGCATCGATCTGCCCTTAAATTTACAAATCGTCCGTCTTAATAATGGCGGACTTAAGACCATTTCTCCGATTACAGACCGACGCATACCTTAACACTTTGAAAGCAAGGGTTGGGGATTCTGTGCTTCAAGGCGCTGTAACTACCTCGTTTTCTAACTCCGGCCAAAGTGGAACCAAGGAATTGGTTTTACCGACGGCGGAGTTGTCCGCGCAGTTAACCGACGTTTTACACGAAAAAGGTTTGGTTACTGGCACGAAGCCAACCCGTATGACTTTCGCAAGGTTCGCCCGATGAGTGAAATTCTTGATCATCGCGGCAATCCCATCGTCTCGACGCCAGCAAAACGGGAGAAATTCGGATACGTCAACCACCACTATCGAGGAACGGAAATTAACCGTTACCGATCTTTTGTTTATCAAAGCATCGGAGATTCGACTTTAACGCTCAATAAATCAACACGTCGTCAATTGATGGCATACGCTCGCTGGTTATACACAAACAGCGGCATGTGCAAAGGCGCGGTTAATGACATGAGTCGATATTCTATCGGATGCGGCCTAAAGCCTCAAAGCCAAGCCGAGCCGGCGGCGGAATACGAACAATTTTTTTATGAATGGTGTAAAGTTGCGGACGTTTCAGGCGTTTTCAACTTTTCACAGATGCAACGCCTCGCATCCGTTCGAATGGATGTTGACGGGGATTTGGGCTTTTTAATGCTCAATAACAAATTTCCGCAACTTCAGATTATTGAATCACACAACATCGAGTCGCCAGATCACAAGGATTTACATGATGGTGTGAAGGTGAACAAAGCCGGCCGGCCCGTTGCTTATTATCTCAAAGACGGCGACGACACGCGCACTGTCAGCGCAAATAATTTCATTCTAGTTTCGGATCCAGATCGTGTTCAGCAATTGCGCGGCGTAACGGCCCTCGCGCACGCGACTGATCACATACGCGATCAAATGGAGATCCTCGATTACGAAAAGGTCGGGGTTAAAATGTCCAGCGCAATTGGCGTCGCTATAACTACAGGCGGCGGAACAGCCGACGACGGTCAAAGTTTGGTTGAGTCTGGATACGCCGCCAGTGATACGGGGACAGTCGCTTGGGATACGTTTCAAGCCGGCATGGTTCCGAGGCTTAAGGCGGGCGAATCCATAGAATCATTTGCAAGCAATAAGCCAAGCGCAACCTTTCAAGGTTTCCTCGAGTTCCTAATTCGGGACGTCGCTCTTGGTCTTGGGGTTCCATACGAATTTTTAGTTGATCCAGCCAAACAAGGAACCGCTTCCCGCTTCATCCTCGAAAAGGCGCAACGACGTTTTGAAGAGCGGCAGGAGACAATCCGCAAATTCTCAAACCGTGTTTATGCATGGGTTATCGCCTCGGGCATAAAGCGCGGCGACATACCTCCGAGCGATTATTTCTGGCGTTGCAGATGGCAAGCGCCAAAGAAAATAACCGTCGATAACGGTCGCGACAGTAAAGCGAACGCCGACGCGCTCAAACTTGGAACACGAACACTTGCCGAGGACACGGGCGAACGCGGCCATGACTGGCAAGAGGTTCGAGGGCAAGTCGAAAAGGAGGCGGATGATTTATTACAGCGAGCTGCCGGACTGGCTCAAAAACACGGCGTCACAATGGATACGGCAATCGCGCTTCTTTCCCAACGAACACCAAATCCCGTTTTTAACAATGACGAACCACAAGCTGATTAACTCTATTTCTCATGATCTTTGGGCGATTTTGCCTGATTTTCTGCAAACGCTTTATTTAAGCGCAATCGACTTCGATTTATCGCAAGCGCAAGAGCCAAGCCAAAACACGTTTATTCAACGCGGATCGGTTGCAGTCATTCCCGTTCACGGCGCATTGGGCAAAAACCTCGATTCCATGGACAAAGTTTTCGGAATGACCGATTACACGGACATCGAACAAATGCTCACGGAAGCAGAAGCGGATCCAACGATCAACCATGTCTTGCTTCACATTGACTCGGCCGGCGGAACCATTACGGGCTTACCAGAATTAACAAGCCGGATGCGAGCCATGAAAAAGCCAATTACCGCTTTCACAGACGGCATGGCAGCAAGCGCGGCTTATTGGTTAGCCAGTCAAGCGGATCATATATTGGTAAGCGAAACAAGCACGGTCGGATCGATTGGCGTTTACATTGCCTTACTTGATCAATCCCGATATTTGGAAATGAACGGGCTGAAAATGAACGCTATCTCTAGCGGGAAATACAAGCTCGATTACGCCCCATTTAAACCACTTTCAAAGGAAGCGGAAGAACGACT